GTCTGCCATTGTTTTCTCCTATATGTTTAATTAGTATGTAAGGCTGTCTAGTATTATTTACACTATGTTTAATAAATGTACGGAAAACGGCGTCAAAACGAGTCGTTTAGTCGCAAACCGTTTAAAAATCATAGTATCTTTTAAACTCACTCACTTTTATGTGAGATAAATTCGTACATTTTTTTAATTGTTTAGGTATAAAATCATCATCATCTGCTACAATTCTAATGTATCTTTTACCTTGATGTGCATCACACGTTGATGCTGTTTGCCTTTCCCAGTTGCCAAAGTATGTTGCGGCCTCGCCTTGTCTCTTATAATTGTGTGTTCCTGCGTATAAGTTATTTACCTTACTTCGGTTGCCTTGAGTGTCCATTGAGCCGTGAAAATCCATGCCTAGCATATAAATTGTATCGTGTGCGTGTGTACTTGCTAACCATAGTGCTGTAGGACCACTACTCCAACCCTTACTAGGTTGGAAATAATGAAAGCCTTGAAAGGTATGAAACTGTTTATTTGGATTTGTCCAAACTTCGTGTTCCATTTGCCATTTGCTTTGATTAATTTCAAGTATCATTTTTACGTCAACAGCAACTAGATAATGCGGTTCAAAATGTCTAAACATTGCATTACATGCATATACTTTTCCGTAATTTTTAAGTGGATATAAATCTATGTCTTTTCGGCTCTCGCCATTACCTATTACAAAGGCTACAGTCATTGTACATCGTCCTATACTTCAGGTTGAGTTTGAATACCGTACATTTGACGTACAAATTCTAATTCTTTTTGCTTTTCTTCTTGATGTAACTCTGATGATCTACGAGCTTTGTTTATTTGGCGTAATGTTAAACGTGTCTTACGTGTGTCATCACGGTTTACAATACTACGATCATCGGTAGCATCATAACGCTTGTCCTCAATAGGATCAATTGTTTCTTTATCAAAATAAAATAATTCTCTTAGTATCATGTTAGTATTTATGCCGGAGGCGTTTCTGCGCCAGCATCTCCCCCTGCGTCTGGTGTTGTTACTGAATCAACTCCTTCACCTTCACCAGTAACCATACCTTCAGTATCACCTATTGGTTCTTCACCTGCTAGGTCGCCTTCAATACCAGCACCACTAATACCTGCTCCACGCATTTCTGCACTTGCATCTGTTGGTGCTGTTGATAAGTTCTCATCATTTTCTTCTTTCCAGTAGCGTTCGTTATCTGCAATCTCTGAATCGCTCATTCCTAAGAAACGTTTCATTGCATATCTGTTACTAATAAATGGAATTGTTTGAATTTGTGCAAACGTACCAATACGTTGATTATCTAATTCACTTTGTCTGTAACTTGCAAAGTTTTGTGGTGGTTGAAATAATAAGTCAAACATTGCAATATCAACATTAATACCTTTTTCTAATAGGTAACGTTTAAATTCTTGATTGAATACTTCAGCTATAAGGTTCTGTAAACGCTCACAATACTTGTTAAAGCGTAGTTCTTGTATGTATGCAGTACCTACTCTACCGTCGTTAAATGAGCTTTGACCTTCATCTTGTGCCGCGGCTGGTAAGTATGAACTTGGAATACGTAAACCTCTTACTAGTTTGTTTGTAAAGTATTTTAAGTCATCAATCTCACCTAAGTTAGTACCACCAGGTAGTGTTTCAACTTTAGATCCACGTCCTTCTGCTGTTTGTGGAAAGAAATAATCTTCGTTAGTTGATAATGGATTGTAAGCACTATCAATAACACTTGTGCCACCGCCTGTTTTACTTGGAATACGTCTTTGATGTATTTCTGTTTTTACTCGCTCAACAAATTGCATAGCTAAATGACTTGGCATGTTACCAACGTCAACATAAAATACTCTACGCTCTGGAGCTCTTTGTGTTCTGTAAATAATAATAGCATCTTCAAGTAATTCTTTTTGTTTGTATACTTTAAATATACCTTCTAATAATGAATTACCAAAAGGTGCATTGTTGTCTAAACCTTCGCTTAGACTCATATGTACCATATGCTTTGCATCAATAGCATGTTCTTTAGTTTTATCGTGACCAAAGCGTCCTGCACTTGACCCAGATGTTTGTGTATTTCCAACCATACCACGAACACCGCCAGTTAAGTATCCATCGCCACCGCCTGTTACGTTACCGTTTGTAGTATAAGGAGTAGTTGCTACATTGTCTACAAAATTTAAATTAATATCTTTGACAATATATTGCTCAGGCTTTTTACCTTCAGATTCATTAACAATAATACTTGAAACTTTTGCAGGATCAACATGATGCCATTTAGTAGTTTCGGGATCTCTAATAAAAAATGCATCTCCAAACTTAAAAACATTACGCACAATTTTAAACATGCGTGTGCCAAAGTTATTAAGTTTAGTCCATTGTTGTAAGTATTGCTCTAAAACTTTAATTTCTGAATTAGTAGCCATCTTTTTAAAATCAATACTAAAACTTGTTTTATTGATAGGATTTTGCTGTGAACAAAATTCAGCTAAAATATCTAATGCGGCGTTTACTTCACTATCTTGATCCATAGTATTGTATTGTCCGTAACGCTCAACTCTATTAGGAGCACCTGTGTATACATCAGGCAAAAAGCTAGAATAATTTGATCTTGCTGGTCCTGGCTGTGTGCCTTGACCTATGCTCAAAGGACTATTTGTTCCTGCTTGTCCTTCTACAGGTGTAAAATATCTTTTCCAACTCATATTATTTCTTTCCTAACGCCCATTAATATTACCATTTAGTTTTTGAGTAGCTTTTTTGGTATCTTTATTAACATTAATTAATTCTTCTAACTTAGTACTTATCGAATCCCACCAACTACTTTCTTCTGTATTGGCTTGCTTTTGTTTATCTAATGTTCCAGTAGTGTCGCTGGTACTAGTAGTACTGCTAGGTTTTTCAACAACTTCATCTTTGGTTGGATTCTTAACAGTATCTCCTGTTGGTGGGTCATTTGCACCAATTCCTAGTTTACCTCTTGCCCAATCACCTAGTTTACCATCAGGTAAAGCACCACCAATAAATGCTTTAATAGATTCCCAACTAAACAGTTTACTAAATCCGTCAGTAACTTTTTTCCAAGCCGATTGAATTTTTAACTTAAGATTTTCTACACTAAAGAATTGTTTTATCTGGTCCCAATCTATAAACATACTAATACCAGCAATAAGTAGTCCAGCAATTTTCACCCAAGGGTTTAAGTTAACTAGGGCCTTAACTAACAGCTTAGTAATAGCAATACCAAGTTTTGCGAATCCTATACCAAGTAATAATGCACCAAATGCTTCTTTTAACTTTGGTGCAATGTTGTCCGAAAAGAATTTTCCAGGGTCAGTAAATAAATCGGTAAAGAAAGTTTTAACAGCTGGACCATGCGTTTTCCATAAATCACTTATGGTAGTTATTATGTCTCCCATTACTTTAAACAATCCGCCTTGACGTTCTTCTGCACCTCCTCCTGGAGGACCAACCGATACCTTTTTGCCTAGGAACATATCTTTAAGGAAATCTATTACATTGCCAATTCCTTTTTTCATGTTAGTAATGCCATCACCTTTGAGCCATTCCCATGTTGAATTCAATGATGGTAGTATATTATCTTTAAATATCTTACTAGCATCTTCATACATTTTTTGAGCTTCTTCGGTAGTAGGAAGAAAGTCTGCAATGTCATCTGATAAAGATTGAAATATTCCACTGTCAACTATTGCCGCTTGTATGTTACCTTGTACAGTTGCTACTGTTTCAGCAAACGTACCCATCTTTGATGTAATTGCATCGCGTTTATCTTGTTCTTCTTTAGTTACACCTGTTGCTGTTTTTTGAATTCTACCTAGTTCACCGGTTAACTCATTATATGCACCAACACTAGATCCTGCCGCAATACTTGCTTGTACACCAGCCTCGCCCATAGTTTTAGTAAATTCCACACCATCTTTTCTAACGCCTGCGATAAAGTTGTTGGCTTGCTCAGCAGTCATATTCTGTACGTTTTGTGCTTGTGTTCTAAACGTTTCGTTGTTGGCCATTAACTGTTTTGTCAATGGATCGTTTGCAACTCCGTCTGCCATATCTAATAGTGCGGCTTCTAGTTTTGGAGATGCCGCTGACATTTGTTCTAATCTTAAACCAAACTCTTCACCGTATTTGTTGATTGCCATTTGACGTCTAATATCTAGGTTCTTAGCTTTCATGTCGTCGTCTAGTTGTTTACGACTTTTACCTGTAAGTTTTGAAAGTTTATCAAGTTCGCCTGAATATTTTAATGAACCTTCCATCAATTGTTTGTCTGTCATAAACTGTCGTCTACCAGATGTTTGCATCAATTCACTATAGTTTATAAAGTTTTCGTTTAATTCTGCAGATGTAAATCCTATTTCTTGTAGTCTTGTACCTAAAGGGCTTTGTCTAAGTTCTTTTGATAATCCTGCAAAACGTCTTGCACCATCTCCTACTGTATTACCAAATATACGTAGGCTCTCACTTTGTTGACTAACTAGTTCGATAAAATCTTGTTGTGGTATTGCCGCTTCGCCTGCAATTCTAGTAATCTCAAACATATTGTTACCAAAACTAGCACCAGTTTGTGTAAGTTGTCTAAAACTATTAATTTGTTGATCTAATACACCAGATAACATTCCTAGTCCTGGAATAGGTAAGTGTTTAGTAAAATCAGATAATTGTTGTCCGCCAAAAGCTAGTTCTTTTGCTAAACCTGGTACTGCTCCTACTACTGCTCCTACGCCCGCTACAAGAGTATTAAGTATTCCGCCTGCAATACTACCTAGTTTACTACCAAAGCCTTCTACCTCTTTACTAGCGTCTTTAGTAGCTCCAGCAAATTTATCAAGATTCTGCTTTGCTTTTGTTGGATCAGCACCGCCACCGCCACCACCTTGTTGACCTGTAGGGGTTTTGCCTCCTACAGCTTTAAGTATGTCTCTGAGAGTTCTCTCAGATGCCGCGTTTTCAGCTGTTACTTCCCCAATACCCGGAATATCAATTTTTACTGCCATTTATTAAGTACTCACATTATGTATAGCTATAAATATGTATGCTATTACAATAGTATTTAGCAGGAGAGATAAACATGGTAGATAATAATATGAAGCAAGGTATGCAAATGGGTATACCTCAGCAACCGTCAGCAGATAAACCGGCTCAGCCGCCAATGTCTCCGACACAAGCTCAACCAATGCCGGTACAAACACCAGTTGGTAACCCATTAATTAAACATTTAAGACAACCTAAGATCTATATCAAGTTGCCAAGCGAAGGACAATATTGGCCACATAACTCTTTAGCAAAAACAGAAACAGGTGAATATCCTGTATATGCAATGACAGCTAAAGATGAGATTACGTTTAAAACACCAGATGCGTTATTAAACGGTCAAGCAACTGTTGATGTTATTCAAAGTTGTATGCCAGACATTAAAGATGCTTGGCAAACTCCTAGTATTGACTTAGATGCAATTTTAGTTGCTATTAGAATGGCTAGTTTTGGAGAGAAGCTTGATATGTCTGCTAATGTTCCAGGAACTACGATAACTAAAGAGTTTCAATTAGATTTGCAAACAATTTACGACAACTTAACTAATACAGAATACACTGATACCTTTCAAATTGATGGCTTTAGAATTCAAATAAGACCAGCAAGTTACAAGATGGTTACTCAACAGGCTATTAAAGCATTTGAAGAACAGCGTATTTTTACTACAGTTAACGATGACAGCCTAGACGACTCGCTCAAACTAGAACGTTTCCAAAAAAGTTTTTCAAAGTTAACTGATATTAATATTAATGCTGTTGTTTCTAACGTAGTTGCTATCCAACCTGATGGCGCAGACGAAGCAGTTACTAATCCAAAGTACTTAAAAGAGTTTTTAGAGGGTGCTGAAGCAAAAATATATAATCAAATTGCTGATTATATTAAAAGTCAAAAAGAACTATTTGAGCAAAAGCCGTTAGTAGTAGACGCAACACCTGAAGAAATTGAAGCTGGTGCTAGTAAGACTTATGAAATACCGATTGTATTTGATCAATCAAATTTTTTCGGCTAAGGATCTTAACATGGCCCCTCGATAAAATACTATCTGAGGTTAAGGTCCTCGAAAACGAGGTAAAAGAAATCAAACATGGTATTATGAAACTAGTTTGGTGGATGCGTGGCGGGCTACAGCTTGATGACGCATACTTGTTAGGTCGCGAGGATCAAGAAATATTTAACGACATCATTAAAGAAAATTTAGATACTGCTAAAGAAATTGGACAGCCATTTTGGTAGGATTATTTTTTAATTAAAGCTGGTTTGCCAGATATTGTATATCCTGCATTTTTAACTATATCAAGAGCCTTATCAACATCAGATTTTTTACCTGCTTTAGCTTTAGGAGCGTCTGCACCGTCTGCACCATCTGGAGCATCTGCGTATGCACTTCTCTTAACTGCTCCGCTTTTACCTAAATTTGCTTGGAACCCTTGCTGTACAAAACGTTTAATTACTTTCATAACTTGACCTTTTGATAATTGTGCATCAACTTCCATTAGTTGTGATTCACTGTACATACTTTGGTTCATTTTTCCGCCTGCAAGGTCTAAATTGCCTTGTGCTCCTGGAGGAGTTAGTCCAGAATCTTGACTGCCTAATTTTTTCTTAAGTTTGCTTGCCGCGCCTGTAACAGCGGCCGCTCCGGATTTAACTTTTTTCTTAATAGCTTTTCCGCCTTTAGCTAATTGTCTTCCTAAACTAGGATCTTGATTAATATACTGCATTACTGCTTTAGGACTACTTACAAATCCTTTTGCGGCAATAAATTTAGCAAGACCTTGTGCAGTCATGCCTGCTTGCTTAGGATCTTGCTTGCTTACTGCATAGTAGTCTTTAAAAACGTTTTTAACTTCTTTGTCAATTTCCACATCTAATTGTGCGGCTTTTCCCATGCCAGTATTTTTACCTAGCGTTCTTTTCAAAAATCTAATAGGACCTTCGTCTACTTTATTTGTTTTCTTAGATTCTACTAAAATGTCATATACTTTCATAGTTTAACTCCCGATTAATTATATTTATACTTTTGAACTCAGAAATACTTATTAAATAACTCTATATGATTACAAGATATCGAATATTAGACAATCTCGATAATGAGATTGATATTGTAAACAGTATTGACGAAGTACAGCAATATATTGAAACAATGCGTGATACACACCCTCATCTACAGCTCAGATACGAATCATTCGAAGTTAGTAGTGTTAAGTCGGGTTTTGGAAGAGATCCTGATCTACACTAAATAGTCTCTATGTGTTCGCCCATATTCTATTTCTTAGTTTTAACAGTAGTACTAATGTGGATAATCTATAAGAACAATTAGAATTGTTACTTCGTAACAATTAGTTTATCGCTTACGCTCAAACTACTTACACTTCGTTTTGATTAAAGTAATAGATATGAATTAAAGCAATATTACGTAGTAATATTGTAATTGCTTCATGTAGATTGTTTCAGTCAGACGGAACCTGTTTAGTGGTTCCATCTAATCTTGACACTTCATGTGAGTTCGTCACAGCCGAGATTCGGAAATAGGTATTTTCACTGTTCAATGGGCTCTGACCTTTCCCA